TTAGATGGTGGTGCGGCCTACATCACCGGGACCGAAGTTTTCCCGGTATTGGCCCAAGTAACCGACAGCCGTCTCTGCATTGGTGAAGAGACCGACCGTGCCCCCGGCAATAGCGCCCATGGCGGTTGGCACGATCAGGCCGACCAACTGGGAAAGAGCGCCGAAGCCGAAGCCGCCGGCACCGCCCCATTTCCCGCCGATTGCCATGCCCGTCGCGGCGCCGTCGACGGCGCCTACGATCATGCCGGAAAGAGTTCCACCCGAAACGCAGGTGACTTCAATGTCATTGAGTTCTTTCATTTCATATATCTCCTTTAGGCTTTCCGTGAGTCTGGAAAGCCATTCGATGGTACTAATCCGAAAGAGTGGGATGAACTGCCAGGATTAGCGGTTTTTCATGGGATCGATAATTCGTTTGACAATGAGTTTCAATATTCGGCGGATGAAGGTTTGCCACTCCGGGTAAACTTTGCGAATGATTAAGGCCGGTTCGTGCGACACCTCGATAAGACCTGTTGAACAAGTCAACGCCGTATCGAGGGCTCATTCATATCGGCTCCGGCCAACCGCTCTTCGTCCGAGTCAGTACGACCTCGCATAGCGGCATTTCATGGCATCAGCCGGTCGAGCAGCGGCGAGCTGAACAGCCGATGCGGATCGGCTTCGTTCAACTGGCGCACCGCGCTGTCCCAATCGTTGTCTGCGACCAGGCCCTGGCGTAGCGACTGCGCCACCAACTGGTCGACCACCGTCGGCTCGTCCCAGGCGGCGGCGGGGCTGTAGCCCCAGCCCTTGCTCCACTCCACCCGCAGCGAGGCGTAGTCGCCGCTGAAGTGGTCGAACAGCCAGGCCTCGAACTCGTGGTAGAAGGCATTGGCCTGCGGGGTACCGGGCAGGCTGAGGATGTCCAGCCAGATCGCCGTGTCCCACTCCGGTTGGTCGGGGCGCGGACGGATCGCCGACAGGCTGGGCACCTGGGCGCCGGGAACGATCGACTCGCCGGGCTGGTCGAGCCCGCTGACGCGAATCTCCACCGGGCCGTTCATGGGGTAGTGGCCGTTGGCGCGGTAGGCGGCGACCATCGTCTGGTACTGCAGGTAGAACTCGTTGATCACCCGCTGCACGTCGCGACGCCGGGTCAGCACCGCGTAGCCGTTGGCGGTGACGCGCAGCGTGCTGGGCTTGATGTACAGCAGCAGGTCCTTGCTCCAGCCCCACAGGTCGTAGCCCAGGGTCAGCGCCATGCCGCCCACTACCAGGTCGTACTGCAGCTTGCCGAGCAGCGGGGTGAGTTCCGGGTGGCCGGTGTTGATCGCCGCCAGCAGGTCGGACAGCGCCTTGGGAATGTTGTCGGAGAAGGGGTAGTTGAACGGGCCGTTGACCGCACGGGCGCCGAACGGGCAGCGCGGGGTCGGCGTCCAGACCTTCAGCCAGGGCTTGTCGGTGAAGGGGAACCAGATGGCCTCGGCGCGTCCGCTTTTCTGCAGGAAGCTGTCGAAGGTCCTTCCGCCGCTGCCGGCTGCGGCGAACATCTCGCTCGCCGGGATGTTCACGTAGCTCTGGCAGCGCATGCGCTTGTTGACCCCGGCCTGGAGGGTCGCCTCGACGATGAAGGCGCGTCCGAGGTGGACGAGGAACGGCGCGCAGGCCGGATCGTCGCGGCGGAAGGTCTTCAGCACGTATTGTCCGGCGGCGCCGTCCCAGACCACCGCGGTCAGCGCCACGATGCTGTTGCTCAGGGAGCCGTAGCTCTGCCCCGGCAGGCGGCTTTCGCCCTGCGCCGGGATGCCGGTGCCGTGGCCGTCGATGGCGAGCACCCCGCCGAGGGTCAGGTCGCCCGGCGCCGGCGTGGCGACGAAGCCGAGCTTGACCCGCTCCAGTTGTTTCAGCAGGGCTTCCATGGTGACGCCGGTCTGCGCGCTGAACAGGCCGAACTCGCCCTGGGTGTCGATCCGTACGCGGGTCAGGTAACGGCTGGTTTCCACCAGCATGATGCGGCTCTCGCAGTTCTCGCCGCCTTTCAGCAGCAGCGGGGACCAGTTGTGACCCATGCCGCGCGGGCGCACCTTGAAGCCGTTCTGCCAGGCCCAGTTGACCACCGCGAGAACCTCTTCGTTGGTGCGCGGGGCGCAGCTCCAGAGGTCGTCGGCGGCGATTTCCCCCGACCAGTTGCGGAACGCCCGCCGATAAAGTTCGAGGCCGGCCGGAAAGCCTGCCGGCGCCGGACAACTGCTGGCGGCGGCTTCGGCGGGCTGGATGACGAAGGCCGGGGTCCAGCCGGCCACCAGGCCGACCGCGCCGAGCGTGGCACTCTTGCCGAGGAAGCTGCGGCGCGACAGGCCGCCGGATTCCTGGTCGGGATCGCCGACGAAGGCGTCGGCGTGCTGGATGAGGTCGTGCATGGCGGTTCTCCTGATCGGGGCGCTGGTCGCCCCTTCCCGGTTGCCGGGTCCTAGGTCGCCGCCGGGGGCGTCCGGGTCTCCGGCGACGGTGGAGGCCCGCTCCGCGACGGGAGCGGGCCGAGGTCCTGGGATCAGGTCCACTCGGTGTCGTAGTGGTAATCGATGCGGCTGGTGTCGCCGCCGAGCAGGCCGCCGACCGCGGCGACGCCCTTGAACACGCCGTAGCCGAGGGTGTCGGCCAGTTGATGGATGGGGGTCAGGCCGACGGCGTTGAACACCTTGCCGACCGAAGAGATGACCGACGTGTTGAGCAGGTCGTTGGACACCTTGACCACATCGACGATGGCATCGCCGACGAAGCTGAAGAGTCCGGCGCCCGATACCTGGTCGATTTCATCGAAGCTCAGTTCCTGAAGTGTGGCGAGTTGCATGGCGCTATTCCTTCATCAATCAAGTTTTGAGCGATAGCCGGCCCTCTCGCATAAACATCGGTTTGCGAAGATAGAGTGACTATCGGTTGCCAGCCGCTCTGGAAAAGTACTTTGCCGGCTGGTCGCTGAAAATTACTGATCTGCCGGCGAGAGTGTCAATCTGGGAAGTTGATAGGGTGAACCTGGAATATCCATGCTAGGCAAATGACGCCGATATTCTGTCAGTGGAATTGGTCGATGTTTTTTCGAATGCCGCGATAAGCATCTTGATATTGCTGATCCATTGATATTCGTGGGTACTGGGAAGCGGTTCGCTATTTTTACGAGATGATGCGCCAATCCAGAAAAGTATCGAATTATTGCTTTCGGAAAAAATTCAACTGCCTTGCTGATAGGTTTCTTCCGGTCGAGTTATTGAAGTCCATGTCCGGTCTTGCGTTGTTTTTCAAAGTAGAGAAACCGGCGTCATAAATTTGTGCGGATAACTGGCGGGCAAACTTTCCCAGGCTGCGCTTCTGTTGCGGGGAAGTGCTTCGGTTCGTGTCGAGGCGCTTTCCAGTCTTGACAGCCCGGCACAGGCGCGTAGAGTGCCGCGCATGAATCGTGCAGCCCTGACCTTCAAGCGCTACTACGCCTATCTGCTCCCTCATTGAGGCGGTAGATGCGTCGCTGCATTCCCGAACCGCCCGAGGCGGCGGTCCGGTGATCTTCTGCCTTGTGTTTGATTTTCTATGTGCATCAGTAGCTTAAGGCTGATCGCTTCCGCAGATTTTGGCGTCGTTTCCGCAATTAATGCCTATCGAACGGGGTTCACAGCCTTCCCGATCCGGCGGTAGACGCGTTTCGTGATCTCCTGAGTCGTGTGTCCGAGCAGGTCTGAGGCGTCGGCCAGGCTCTCGATGTCGGAGGCGGCCTTGGGGCGAATGTCCCGGAACTGGAACTGCATGATCTCCCTGGCCAGATCTTGGTCACCCGCCTTGATCGCCTCCTCGGCTGCGGACTTGCGCGCGGTATCGAACCTGGTGCGAAGCATCTTCTCTGTCATCGGCTGGCCCTTCTCGTTGGTGACCAGCGCCGGAGAGTCGGAGGTGATCGACTCGATCAGGCGGCCGAGCTGCGTCATCTGCCCGTCGGCGCGGCGGAGCCGTATCCGGAGCTTGCGCGACGTCTTGTTCTGCCCGACCAGCAGGTAGTCCCCGGAAACGTCGCTCTTGCGCAGTTTCCTCACGTCAGCCGGACGCTGGCCTGTCAAGTACGCGAGGTCCATCGTCACCCGCAGATCGTCCGGCGCTTTCTCGTAGAGCGCCTTCCACACCTCGTCCGTGACGTACACATCGCGCGGCTGCTCCTTGTTCTTCTTCACCCCGCGACAGGGGTTTTCCATGCTGGTGATGCCCCACTCCCTGGCCATGTTGTAGGCGAAGGAAAGCAGGGTGATCTCCCTATTCGCTCGAACCTTGGCCGTCCTGGCGTCTCGGTACTGAGCGATGGTGCTCGGCGTAATGTCCTCTACCGGGGCTTCGTCAAAGGCGCCCAGCAGTTGGCGGATCATCTTCGAATACTCTTTCTGGGTCTTCGGCGCCTTCGTCGGAACCACGTCCCGCTCGAACCTGCGCAACAGGTCACCGACGGTTCGAGTGGTTGGCGGCACTGCCTTTCTCTCCAGCTTCGCCCACTTCTCCCGAGCCTCATCCAAGTCCGTGCCCAGCGGGATCTCCCTGCGCCTCCCCTCAGCATCCCGCCCGTCGTAGTAGTAGCCGACCCAGACCTTTCCTGACTTCATCGTCCGGGTACGTTTGATCATGCGAGGCGGCAGGCCCCGGTTCTTGTTGCTCCGCGGTCTCATCATCTAACCCTGGACAGGTCCAGGCTCCACTTCTCGGTTGCTTCCATCGTCGGCTTCACGCCGGCCAGCTTCAGGCGGGCATATACGCGCCCAACTATCGGGCGGTTCGCCGCGGTCACGGCGTACTTCCAGCCGTACCTATTCAGCCACTCGATCTGCTGGCTCGGGTACTTGCGCCCAGTCAACTCGGCGACTTCCTCTTCGGACAGGAACTCGGATACGGGGCTAGTCGAGCTTCCCATTCCCTATCTCCTCTTCGTTGCGCGCTACGACCAGGCGTAGCGGCACTTCGTGGCGCCCGCGGGCAACCAGCTCACCGTCAACCACCTCGGCCGGTTCTTCCAGGCACACCTTCTCTAGGGCCTTGAGCGCAGCGCGGATGTATTTCGGTACGGCTACTGACTTTTGGTAGTGCTCGTGCAGCCGCTGCTTGCCGTCCTCCGTCACGCATTGGAAGTGGACGAGAGCCTCTTTGGCGGCGGTGGCGATTTCCTCGGGCTCTGCTCCTACCTCGCAACGAACCCAACCGATCAGGCGGCGCAGGTGGTTCATCTCGGCCCGGGTCAGCCGGCGCGCGGTCATCTGCCTACTCACGCCCCACCTCCGTCTTCCGTTCGATCACGCGCATTGATCCGTCTCGGTAATGCAGCGTCAGGGCGGCCCGCCTCGTCTCGATCGTCCCGTCGTTGTGGATCACAGTCTGGGGCACGCCGTAAAGCGGCCCGCCGGGTGCGAACGGGTCGGGCAAAGCCTCGGGGTTTTCCTCTGCGAATCGCAGCATCTCGGCGATGATGCAGTTGAATAGCGGGCCGTCCTTCAGGTCCGCCTCTCGCCTTCCGCTGAAAGCGCTCGAGCTATCCTCAAGGCCCTCGACGAAGGCGATGTGGTTGAGCATCTGTCCAGGCTTGCCGCCTTGTATGGCGGCGCGATGGACCGGATTGACGCCGAGGGCATCGCAGATGCGATCAACTCCAATCTCTCTCTCGATCCACCTCTCGGCCTGCAGCAGCCAGGCGCCAAGGGTGGCTTGGGCCTTCTCGTGGTAACCGCTGGATGTCTTCCGGAACTCTTTTGCCTGTTCCAACCGGGCTCTGGTGAATGGAAGGCCCTTCCTTGCTTCCTTGATCTTTCGGTCAGCGCTGGTCCTGTCTGCCTCCCAGCCGAGTTGGTACTGTCTGGCCATGCGCCGCGCGACCAGTAGGCGGCTGAGCGCGGAGAGGTCTGGCTTGTCCCAGATGTTGAGCAGACGCTCCAGGTTCTCGTAGGTCATCAGCATGATGGCGGCTCCTTGTCCACGCCCATCCTATGGAGTAGACGTTCCTTGCAGAGCTGTTCTTGAAGGCGATGGATCTCGCTGGTGTAATTCTTCGCAGTCCGCAGCGAGCCGAGCACGAATCCGACGTAGAGGCCACCCACGCACCAGACGATGCAGAGGAGTAGTGTTCCGATCATGGCTGGCGCCCCTTGTTCGTGTCGCAGATCCGCAGGTCGACGCCGCAGGCCTGGACCAGTTCGGTCAACTCGCCGAGCTTGGTGTTGGGGTTCTGCATCGCCTGGCCCAGGCGGACCAACTGCTGGCCGAGGGTGGCGAGCGGGGTAGGGCGATACCCTGGTGGTGGTGGAATGTCGGAGCCTCTCATCACTGGCATACCTCCCAGATGAACAGGGTCTTGAACGGCTGGAGCGCGGCGCCGGCGGCAACAGTGGCCAGGGCGAGGGCGGCGATGATGCCGAGGGCGGTCAATGCTTTTCTCATGCCCCTCTCCCGCCCGCCTGCTGGCGCCTCAGTTCGTTGACCACCACCTCGACGGCTTCAATCACTGGCACGCCGACGTAGCCGTCCTCGATTGCCACGCGATCAAGCCAGCGTTCCAGGGTTTGAAGGCCTTCGGCCAACTCGCGCCGCTCCTCATTCGCCTGGTCCTCGCGCAGGGCGGCACCGGTCTGCTCGATCTGGGCCAGGTGATCCTCCAGCGGAGGCAGGTCATGGGCAGCTTCCTGGGACTGGTCGGCGGTGCCGGTGATGGGGGCGAAGGCAGAAGGCCTCAGCGCCTGTGCTGGCGCTTCGTTGAATGCCTGAGCGCGCGGAGCAAGGCCGAGTGGGTCGTGCTCGCGGGCTAATCCCGGCGCGGGGTGGGTTTGCTCGCCGGCATTACCCGGTCCGGAAACAGGTTCGCCGCCAGGATTGCCCGGTTCGGAACTCGCTCCAGCGCCGTCCAGCGCGGCCAGTGCGATCTGTCGCATGTTCGCCGCCGGCAGGTCGTCTTGCTCGGGACAGGGATACTCGGCGATGGTGCGGAGCGCCAGGAGGGCGCGCTCGAGCGGATGCTCTTCTGCAGCCTCGGCACCGGCCAGGTGTTTCGCTACCATTTCCCGGATGACGCGCAGCGCGTTCATGGCTTGGAGCGAGCTGCCGTCCTGGCCGAGCTTGGCGGTCAGATCGATCTGTTTAAACAGGGCATGGGTCATAGATCACCCCCTTGCTCGGCGCTGCGCACCGCCTGGTAGGCGAGGGCGTAGCAAGCCATTTGCACCAGTAGGCTTGAGGCCGCGAGTGCGGGGTGATCTGTGAGGGCTAGGGCCGCCACGTGCAGAGCGCCAGTAGGGATGGAGAGCCAAGGGCGGGCGAGCAGGTTCGCGGCTCCTTGCCCCTTGATGCCGCCGGCGAATATCAGCAGCCAGCAGAGAACGTTCGTGGCCGCCGCCACATAGAACGCGAACCGGTGAAGCGACCCCTGACCGAAGTACAGGCACGCGCTGAGCAGCAGGCTGATCACGGTGCCGATGAGTGCTTGCTTCATGATCAGCGATCTCCGGCGGCAGCGGTCAAGGCGTCGAGTAGCGCATGCTTTCGGCGCTGGCCATGCAGGTACTCGCGCAGGGCGATGATGACTACGCTGTTCATGCTGCGCTCATCGCGCTTGGCTTCAGCTTCCACCTCGGCCCTCAGGCCGTCCGGCAGTCGGACAACGAACTTGTCCATATCCCGGCTGGTGCTGGCCGGCAGTTCGGTTACAACGGTTGCTCGTTTCATAGTTTCTCCAGGGCGAGCAAGGGCCCGCCGGCATTTGTGGCTTTGCCAAAATCGGTTGGGTTATGGGGAGGCTGTTACTGCAAGGTCTCGCCGTGCAGGCATTGCAACAGCGCTTCGAACCTGTCGACGTACAGGTGCACGGCGACCTCGCGCTGGTTGTTCGGGTTGGAGAGGTTCTTGCCGAAGGCCAGCCCTTTCTCAGTCAGCGCCCAGAACTCCCTCGTGCCGTTGCCCTTGCTGCTTGGGCGGCTTAGGCGCTCAACCAGCCCAGCCGCCTCCATGAGCTTGTAGACCTGGCGCGCGGATGCCTGGACTTCATGTGAGCGCAGCAGGTCGGAGAGGGCTGCGGTTACGTGGCTGGTGCCGTCCTGGTCAGGGCTATCCACCGTGTAGGCCGGGAGCAGATCGGCATGACCGACCTTCGCGCCGAGCCGCTGGTACATGCCGAGCGTTGCCGAGGGTGCCAGGTTCAGCGTGCGGCTCATCGACTCGATGATCTGGCATGCATCGCTGGTGAGGGCTGGCGCTTGCTGATGGCCGATGGAGTAGCTGCCGGTGCGGCGGATGCTGGGTAGCACATCGTGGGTCACCCAGCGCTTGAACGGCTTGGCCTCGGGCTTGTTGCTGCCGATGATGGACGAGTACAGCCCGGACTCGTTAATGGTGGTTACACCACGACCACCCGAGGCAGTACCCAAACCGGCGATTTGCCGGTTTGACTTTTCGTCCTCATCCAGACGCTTGGTCATCTCATAAGCGTCGGAATAGCCCAGGATCTCGGCTACCTCCATCGCGATGAACCAAGGCTCGCCGTTCTCGTCGACGAGCACCTGGAGGCGCTTGCTGTTGAAGTCGTATGGAATCAGGTTCATTTCGTTCTCCTTACTCTCGGTCGCGCATGCCAGGGGCCGTACGCGTGATCACGTCGAAGATCGATACGCCGGGCTGGCGCGGGTATGGCGTGGTGCTTGGTTGCTCCGGGTTGGCCTCCTGCCGCTCGTGCGCCTTGGCCCGCTCGAGCTCACTCTCGAGTAGATCGCGGACCACCTTCATCACGACAGGGGCGTCAACGGCGCTGACGTGAAGCTCGCCATAGCTGGTCGCGATGGTGAAGCCGCGAGCCATGTCGGGAACCTGCTTGGCTAGGGCGTATTCGATTTCGAGCTTGTCCATGACGATCTCCTTATGCGGTCAGCCAGGTTTCAGCCCGGCGCGCAGCCACTCGAAACTCAATCCGACGCTCCCCACCCCGACGGCTGCGCATCATGTGGTCGTCGTTGAGCAGTGGCTGACCGGCGACGAGGAAGGCGAGGGCGATCACGGCGGGCGAGATAAGCCCGCGGCGCATGGCTTCAGCCACCAGGGCGGCACGGCGGGTGACGCCGAGTTTGGTGGTCGCTGCCAGAACGCGCTTACCCACCGTGCCCGGCTGCATGCCCAGGTCGCGGGCTAGCTCCTTGCTGGTGCGACCAGCCGCGATGCCCAGGACGCACTGAAGCTCACGCAGGGACAGGCCTTTGCCGAGGAAGCCGGTGAAGCCGTGTGCGGTGATGGTGGTGTCCATGTTCATTGCAATGCTCCCGGCGGAAACGATCAATGAACGAACATTACGATATGTAATCGATGAGCGCAATACTTTTCGTAATCTAAGATATTACAGATGTGAAAAAGCCCGCTAGGTTGCGGGCTTGTGATGCGATGAGGGTATGCGGATCGGTCTATAGGCCAATCAGTTTTGCGTCAACGACTCGGCCAATTATGGCCCAGTCATCGTCCATCTCGATGAGCTTGTAAGCAGGATTTAGAGGGGACAGGTACCTAGTGCCTGCATCATAGATGTATTGCTTGAATGTCGTTTCGCCATCCCTATGCTTGGCTACGTAAAACTTACCGCTTACCAACTCGAAACCTTCAGGTCTGATGAGGATGGCCATGCCCGGAGGAAAGCTTGGGTACCCATCCGAAACCATTGACTTTCCTTTCACGGTCAACCAGTAACCATTTTCACCTGCGTTTTCCGTGGACTCGATCATTTCTTCGCCCTGTCCAGGGGCAAAAATATCAGGCGACTCCGCCCTCTCTCCAGCCGCTACCCAACTAATTAAGGGGTAGCTCCTGGGTTTGCGACTTGGCTGCAGCATGGGGGCTACATTGCTTTGGCCGTCGAAGGCATCGTCTACTGCAACCAGCCTTATCCCAAGCGGAGCAAGGTCCAGAGCCTTTAGGATGCGCTCGAGCGTTGGGATATCAGGTGAACGCCTTCCACTGAGCCAGTGCGCTACCGCCCCTTGGGTAACGCCAAGGCGCTCAGCCAAGACCGACTGGGTGATACCCATGTCCCGCATTCGTTTTTTTGCCGCTTCAATCCATGTGTTCATGAGGCAAAAGTACGCTCTGTAATCGATAGTTCAACTCACGTTTCGTAATAATCTCTTGCTGCTGACGATTACTTATCGTAATGTTCCCGCAGTGTGCAGGAGACCGCCAATGAACAACCTCAAGTCGCTCAGGCTTTCAGCAAAAATCACCCAGCGTGCGCTGGCGAAAGAGATGCGCGTGACGCAGGGAGCCATTGCGCACTACGAGTCTGGTCGAAGGGTTCCCAGCTTGAGTGGATGCAGGCGAATCGTCCACGCCCTGGAGCGTCTCGGTGTGCGCTGCTCGCTCAGCACTGTCTTCCCGGATCAGGTAGAGCGCTCCGCCGACCTTGAGCCCATTCTGCCGTCCGATTCCCACATCCGGCAGTGCGCTGATACCGCTGTTCAGGCATCCAGTGTGGGAGGGGAGCAATGAGCAAGCCACGACCGCGACTGACCCTGGATAGAGTCCAAGAGCTGTTCGAGTATCGCGATGGGAGCCTGATCAACAGGGTAAGGCGGGGGCCGTTTTCCTTTGCTGGCCGCCCCGCCGGCTCAATCAACGGCAATGGATACCTGCAGACCTGGGTTGATGGTCACTCCTTCCGAATCCACACGCTTGTTTGGTTTCTTCACCGGCAGGAGTGGCCTGTCGAAGTTGATCATATCAATGGCATTCGCACTGACAATCGAATCGAGAACCTTCGCGAGGTAACTCGGCGCGAGAACATGCGGAACAAGCGTGTTTCGGTAGCAAACTCCAGCGGCATCACTGGCGTGGGCTGGTCCAGCGCAAAGCAGAAGTGGCGCGCGTGCATCAAGGTGGACGGCAAGTTCATCCATCTCGGCTACTTCGAGGAGAAGCGTGCCGCAATCGCGGCTCGCGAGGAAGCGAATCGCAAGTATGGCTTTCACGAAAACCATGGAAAGGCTTTCGCCTGAAAGCAAAAGCCCCGCTTTCGCGAGGCCCTTAGTCGGTAGTCGTTGGCGCGACTGCCTAGGTACTTCTTTGTCTCGAGGGAGACATCAACATGCAACTCAAAAATATCAAAACGTCAAGCCAGGCGCAACAGCTAGCGACCACTGAGGAGGTTGGATTTCTCCTGACCCCCAGCGGGCTCTGTGCGCTCCAGGTCTGCGAGGGGGTTCCCATCGTAGAGGTAATGCAACGTTACGAGGAGTCGCTCAACGCTCTCTGCGTTTTGCTCAGGCGCATGGCCAGGGACGTCGTTCACCCTATGAACGACTCCGAGGCGGAAGCTATCGCGCTGCTCACCGAGGTGGTGGCGGCTATGCACAGTAGCTGCGTGCGCGGCCTTGATGCTACGGGAGGTGCTGCATGAACGCGCTTCTGAGAGCTCGCCCTATTGACCCGGAGAACAGCTTCTTCAAGGTCAACCCTGGACTTTCCAAGCGGGAAGCCTTGGACGAGGCCAGTGTCATTCTGGCCGGGCTCAGCGACATCCTCATCTCCCTCGTCGAGGGTAGCCCCATGGATGGCAATGGCTACCACGCGCTGGCGTACCTGAGTGATGCGGCAAAGGCGCTGGTGGATGCCGCCATCCCTCTGCCCGCGGAGGAGGCGGAAATCGCCGCTGCGCTCAATGCAAAGGAGCGCCGCCAATGAACCTCGCGACACTGCTCAGCAATCAGCGCTCCCCGGTTCCCGATGAAGTTCTGACCGATAAGCAGATCCGCTCCATCAAGTTGGAGCGTGGTACGGCTCGCCATGCGGCTCAGAACATGGCGCTTGGTGTCGCCGCAGTCGGGAAACTGCTGGCGCTTACCAGTGCTGAAGGCGAGATCGGCCAGGAAACCGCCGAGCGTCTTGGCTGGTTCTTGGAGGAGGTTGGCGGTGCCATCTTCCAGTTGGCGGAGCTCGAACAGGTCCTATCGGATCGCATCAACCGGCAGAAGGAGCGGAAGCAATGAGCGCCTCAATCACCATGCTCCGCCAGGGTATTCGGGCAGAGCGCGACCTGACCTCGCACCTCTGGACGATCCTCAACGAAATGCGGCTACAAAGGCAACTCCCCGAGTGGGCCGAGCGCGCCATCGATGGCACTTCGCAGCAGGCGGACGAGATCAGCGCGCATCGCAAGCAGGTCGACACGGTCTTGTTCGAGTTGGTCCCTGGGCTTCGCGAGGATGTCGAAAGGACTGATCGCGAGAGCTACCTCGAATGGAGAGCCCGTGAGCGCGAGGTTAAGGACGCGCTGGGAGGTGGTCATGTCTGATCTCTCGAAGGCACAGGCCTCTCGTCCTCCGCTTCCTGTCGACGGGGAGGTGATGGAGCGGGTCGAGCTCAGTCGTAATGAGTTCGATCTATTCAATCACGCTCGGAGTGATATGACGCAACTTCGGGCTCTGCTGATGGACTCGGTCGTTCCCGCCCTTGGTGGTCGAGGGCACCCCGTTGTGACGGAGATTCATGACCTGATCGAGCGGATCATCTTGTGCACCGGGAATTTTCTCTACCGCTACAACCAGCAGATCGGCGCCGCCTATCGGGAGCGTGACCTGTGAACCCTGGCAGCTTCGATACCGGCGACGCGTTTCAGCGCGCGTCCTCAGGCGATGGAATTCTGTTCTGGTTCATCTCCACGCCTGCCATCCAGAAGGGCGGGATTGCGATAGCCCAGATGGTCGCCCCGTTCTCGACCGAGGAAGAGGCCCAGCGCGGCGCCGATCTGCTGAACGACCGCTACCCCGGCAACCGTTGCTGGGTAGGCCGTGGCGAGTACGCGCCGGAATACGCCACCCCTGATCGTTTGGATCACGACGCCAAGCGAGCACGCGCCGATCTCGCCGGGCTTCTGTCCGGCATTACCGGGAGGTGCGGCCATGACTGAGCTCGATATCAAGAAGTCTTTGCGCTCGAGGAGAGGGCTGGTCCCGGACACTCCGTCAAGGCTGTGCGGGACGTTCAGTAGCGGCCTGCACGTGCCAGGCCCGCAGCAGATTCTCGACGATTTCCTTGGTCGCGTGGAGCGCGAGCCTGATCCCTGCAAGCGGTTGATGCAGGCGCAGCGTGCAATCGGTGCCTTGATGGGCCTGACTGCCGCCCAGGTTCGAGGTGCTGGTTTCGTGTTCTTCCACAAGGATGTGTTTCGCCGTCTCTCCGAGTTGACCGGCGAAACGGAAAACGCACTGGTGCAGATGGCGGGAGTAGAGCGATGAACCTGACCACCATCGGCGGCCAGGCCGCCACCATGACCAGTATCGATCTGCGGGACATCATCAACGAGGCGCGGGCCGCTGCGAATGAACCCCGCGTCAGGAATGACCAGTTCATCGCCCGGGTGCAGGATGAGCTCGGCGATGAACTTGGGGTATGCAAAAAAATTGCACACCCCCAGAGCGGCGTTTTGATGGAGTGTTACGAGCTCACTTTGGACCAATGCATGCTCGTCGGCATGCGGGAGTCCAAGGGGGTGCGCCGCAGTGTTCTGGAGAGGCTGAAGGCTCTGCGTGCGCCGATGACCCAGGCTGAGCAGATGCTGGCTCATGCGCAGATTCAGGTGCAACTCGAGCGCCGACAGCAGCAGATCGAGCAACAGCAGGCCCAGCACCAGGTCGCTATTGAGCGCGTCGAGCAGCGGGTCGAGGACCTGTCCGAATCCCGCGTTTGGGACCACTGCCCGCAGAACTGCATGCCGATCACCCGCATCCGTGAGGTGATCAATGACCGTTATGGCCTGTCGGCCACCGTGGTGGACGCAGTGGTTCGGCAGATGCCTATCAGCCCGAAGCCCTGGGGCATGGTCCGCAACGGCCACGAGAACGCCCAGGGCAGCCAGTACGCGGTCTGGGCGACCAGCGATATCACTGCGGTCTTCAAGCGCTTCGTCAGCGAGTGCGAGCGGGTTACCGAGACCCAAGCTACCCATCCCTATTTCCCGGGCCGGTTCCGGCTGGCCCCGAAGGTGAAGTCATGAGCAAGAAAAGCAAGCGCAATACCACCGAGCAGATGACTCCTGAGTTTCTAGCCGCTGGCCGCCTCTACACCAGCATGTGCAAGGCCGGCCTGTCGCATACCCCGGAAGCCGCAGCAGCGTTTCGGCACATGTACGACGCAGCCCCGGAGTCGTTCCGCCAGGAAATGCACGACATGGCTGTGCAGATGGGGCTGATGCCTGCTGTTCCTGATGGCTATACCGACGACGGAGAGCCCGTTTACGAACTGGAAGGAATGGCCAAGCGGCTGGGCATTGATCCCGAGGAGGCGAAGCGCAAAGCCGAAGAGCTGGGCCTCAAGCCAAACACACTCAAAGTCCATAGGGTGAACTGAGCCATGACCAACACCATCCAGATTCATCGCCACGCCCTGCCTATCGTTGAGTTCCGCTGCAGGCGCGATCTGACCACCCGCCTCAAGCGCAAGCTGCGGACGCTGGTCCAGCGCCTGGAGAGGGAGGGCTTGGCATGAGCACGGTAGCCCACCTGCCCGATCCCGTGATGCTCGACGAGAAGTCTTTCGAGCAGTTCGACAGCGACCAGGTCGCCTACAAGGTCTGGTGCTCGATCGACACCGCTTTCGAGCTGTTGGGGGAGTTCGAGCCCCCTGTTGTTGCCGAGATCGCCCCGAACATCGTCGAGATCCAGTTCGAGATCATCAAGGCGCGCTTCGCCCTGATGGTGCTGGTGAAGCGGTTGTGTGGCTGGCGCCCGGAAGATATCGATGAAGTATTGGCTGAGCGGCTGATGGAGAAGTTGTTCAGCAGTTCGGAGGAGAAGTAATGGCTCGCGCCCGCAACATCAAGCCCTCGTTCTTCAAGAACGAGGATCTGGCCGACCTGGATCCATTCGACCGCCTGCTGTTCATCGGTCTGTGGTGTCTGGCTGATCGGGAGGGGCGGCTGGAATACCGGCCGCGCCGGATCAAGATCGAACTGTTCCCCGGGGATAACTATGACGTGGAGATCGGCCTGGCCAATCTCTTGGACAAGGGATTCATCGAGCGCTACGAGGTTGCTGGTTTCTCGGTGATCTCTCTGCCGAACTTCACTCGTCACCAGTCTCCGCATAGCACCGAGAAGGACAGCGAGCTACCTGACTGCAACGGTTATCTAACCGTGAATGAGCGTGCGCGTGGGAAGGTTATTCCAGGTAAGCAACGGTTAGTGCATGCGGAAACTGGTGCATGTGTGGATATAAATAACAGTGCTTTAACAGTTAAAACACCAGAGCAGTCGCAGTCTGCACCTGTGGATGCATCAACCAATAACGCCCTGAATCCTGATTCTCTGAATCCTGATTACCTGAATCCTGAAGAAGATCAAGAGACTCTTGTCGACTCTGACGAATCGACGACAGCGAGCGACGACCTTGCCGGCGGGGAAAAACCTCCCACCGAGGAGCGATCCGAGTACAGCGAGGATTTCAACCGCTTCTGGTCGGAGTACCCTCGCCGGCATCGGTCCGGCGCGAAGAAGCCGGCGTGGAGAGCGTGGAAGGCCAGGCTGCGTGCTGGCGCCACGGTCGAAGAGTTGATCCAGGCAGCGAAGAACTATCACGCCGAGATGGCCGGCAAGGGCAACGTCGGGACGGAGTTCGTCAAGCTGCCGGAGACGTTCATTGGCCCGAACGATCACTGGCGGGAGTACGTTGGTGAGCTAGGCGCTCCCCGGGGGCCTTCCGGCCCTGGCGGCAAGCGCTACCCGTTCATCCCACCCCGGGGCTACCAGCTTGAGGATCACGAGTTCTGGCATCCGCAGATGACGGACACGGTGCTGTCCACTCGGACCCATGACTTCAGCACCCTTGAGCGTTTTCCGGACGGGGAGGGCGCATGCTGACCCCATCGGAGATTTCCAAGCGCCTGGCTGATCGTGCCGCCGACGTTGCACGGCATTTGCTGCCCGGCGGCAAGCGGGAGGGCGCCGAGTGGCGCGCTGGCGATGCATCGGGCGAGAAGGGCAAGAGCCTGGGCGTACACCTCGTCGGCGAGAAGGCTGGCGTGTGGTGTGACTTCGCCACTGGGGAGTCTGGCGACCTGCTGGATCTCTGGCGAGTGGCGCGCAACTGCGACATGGCGACGGCGCTGAGCGAGGCCAGGGGCTACCTCGGCGTGCAGGAGCCCAAGCTCACGCGGCCGGTCGAGAACCGGAAGTCATACCAGCGGCCAGACAAGCCAAGGTGCTCGACGCCGAAGGTGGACTCGGTGGTGATGGCGTACCTGAAGGGCCGTGGACTGACCGAGGAGACCATCAAGGCGTTCAAGATCGCCGAGGACGGCCAGAGCATCGTGTTTCCGTACCTGCGCAACGGGTCGCTGATCCACTGGAAGAAACTCGGCGTGGAGCGCCCCGGTGGCAAGAAGAAAATCACCACGTCGTCGGACACCGAGCCTTGCCTGTTCGGCTGGCAGGCCATCCCGGACGGTATCCGGGAAGTGACGATCACCGAGGGCGAGATCGACGCGATGACCGCCTGGCAGTACGGGCGCCCGGCACTCTCGGTGCCCTTCGGTGGCGGCAAGGACGGCAAGCAACGCTGGATCGAGTACGAGTTCGACAACCTGCAGCGCTTCGACGTGATCTACCTGTGCCTCGACGATGACGAACCCGGCCACCAGGCGACCGAGGAGATCGTTCGGCGCCTTGGGCGTGATCGGTGCCGCCTGGTGAAACTGGGCTGTAAGGATTTCAACGAGGCCCTCGACGCCCTGTACTACAGCGCCGACGACATCGCGGAGTGCTACGCCAAGGCGAAGAACTTCGACCCGGAGCGGCTGAAGTCGGTCAGTTCCTACTCGGAGGAGGTCAAGGCCGAGTTCTACGACCAGAACCCCGAAACCACGGGCATGGAGCTGCCCTGGAGCGCCTACGCCAACAAGATCCGCTTCCGGCCTTCGGAGCTCACCATCTGGACCGGCTGGAGTGGACACGGCAAATCCCAGCTCCTGAACTACCTCGCGTTCCACGGCATGAACCGCAAGGGCAGCCACGACCGGTTCTGCATCGCCTCGATGGAGATGCCTGCCAAGCGGACCTTGCAGCGAATGGTCCGGCAGGCCTCCGGCATGTCTTGTCCTTCGAGGGGCTACATCGACGCGATCCTCGACGGGCTCGACGGCAAGCTGTGGATCTACGACCAGTTGGGCACCGCGAAGACGGGCGAAATGCTTGAAGACTTCCGGTATGCCGCGCGCCGGTACGGAGTGAACCACTTCATCGTCGACAGCCTGGCGAAGCTTGGGATGGCTGAGGACGACTACAACGGCCAGAAGCAGGCCATGGAGGCGCTGGTGGGGTTTGCTCACGAGATGAACGTCCACGTCCACCTGGTTGCCCACCCGCGGAAGGCTGACGACGAGGGTAAACCCCCGGGCAAGCTCGACGTTCGCGGCGGCGCCATCCTCACAGACCTGGCCGACAACGTGTGCACGGTCTGGCGGAACAAGCGCAAGGAGATAGCCAAGGGAGACGACTACAAGGACCAGAGCGACGTGCGCCTGATCATCAGCAAGCAGCGCCTTACCGGCGATGAAGGAATCTTGGACCTGTGGTTCGACAAGGCATCCAACCAGTATTTCAGTGCGAGCACTCACAAGGCCCGGAACTGGGTTCACTACGAGGGCGCGCGGGAGCAAGCAGCATGAGCAACGTACAACCGATCGCACCTCGAAAGGCCATGACCAGGCTGGAGCGGGAGTTTCTCAAGGTGGCCGGCCAGGAGCTGGCGCAGGTCAAGGTGGGCGGTGCTGCTGCCTTGGCTGCGCTGCTGGTCATGATCGCCAACTGGCACGGTGATCGCGGCGCGCTGGGATTTCACGACTATGGTCGGCTCTGGCTGCAGGACGGCAATGCGAAGGGCGCCGCTGCGGAAACGCTGCTGCGCGATCTGTTTGGCCTGAACGGTCCGGGGGCGGCATGAGCAGAACTCGAACCTACGTGGACAAGCTGCTGGGCGATACCGAGTACCTCCTCGAGCAGTGGGGGTGGTGGCGAATGGATGGAATGGGGGTTCCCGGATATGTGTCGCCGGCTGCCGCTATCATGAGCCAAGCCATGCCAATGTCGAGCCCCAAGGCCTACCACGTCACTGACGATATGGCCTTGGCCGTCGACCGGGTCATTGCTCGACTCATCGACAGGGCGCCGCAGGCCGGCGACTTCGTGTGGCTCTACTACGGCGCGAAGTGGCCGGCTCTGCGTATCGCGCGTGAGCACCAGATCGGCGAGGCCAAGGTGAGGGAGACGTTGAAGCTGGCTGTGGGCTGGGTCGACAGCGCCCTGGAGCGGTTCCGCGAGAGCGCTTGAAGAAATAGTTTTACGCGCGGAATGAAGGGTGTTTTCATACCAGCGTGAATTGCTGTGAACGCAGCGTGACGCACTCGAAACCCGGCCCTGGCGCCGGGTTTTTCTTGCCTCACGATTACCGTCACTCGAAAATGTCGCTTTGACTGCTGGGAAGGGCAAAGATGGTTTTGCGTGGAATGGCTCAAATGCACATTGATGATCTGGCTGAGAGGTTCCAGATCATGGTGCGATCTCTAGCTGGAACAGACAGGCTGGATATCGTCTGGGTGGTGTTCTATCAGGGGCGAGTGTTCGGTGCTTATCCAGAGGTGGATCAGGCGCTTGAGAAAGTTTCAGAAATTGAACACTGCATCAGCGTTGACGAGGCCCCGACGCCACAGGTCTAGGAGATCGCAGAACTTCATAGCGGGTTGTCAGAATTTTCTGATCTCGTCATCATCCCCCCCCGTCTGACTCGATGTTTTCCTTCCTTGGCTTTCAGCGAGATGGGCGGGAGGCCCGGAAGATCCCCTCTCCCGGGCCTTTTTAGTTTCCGAAGGCCAGAAATTCGGTAGACGGCAGTCTCACCTGCCACATCGGGCTGTAAGCAAAGTGACGGGTTACCGACCCACAAGGCCTTCACCCTTTGCGATAATGATTATCTTGAGGCCGAGAGGTGGTCCAATGAGAAATCCTGATATCAAGGTCGTGAAGCTTGAAGGGGACGATCTTCCGAGTGCGCTTCGTGAATCTGGCTATTTGGCCTGTTATGTAGTGATGCATGGCTTCACACCGAAAGGAGGTTGTTTCTTGTCGGCAGAAGAGGCCGAGGCGGCAGCCGACGCCTTGCATGAGCAGATTCTTGGCGAGTTGAGATCGACGCTGGGCTCTGTCCGAGGGAAGTGACCGGTCAATGCAGGTGGAGCGCGGGATGCGCGCAGGGGTAGTGGCCCCTGCCACCTGCCCCCATTCCAGCCCGCTATTGGGCGAGGCTGTTTAAGGGGGGCTGATTGTTCTGATAGGTGACGCAGTTCCGTTTTCGTGGATTGGCCAGATCTGACGGGTTGCCCGTGATGCGACAAATTGTCATCATCGGGCTGCCAACACTTCAAGCCGCCGGTTTGCGGTCCCCATCTCCTTCTAGCGGCTTGGACTGAAAGCACTCCTTTTGCCCCCCCGGCTTCGGCCGGGTTTTAACCTTTGGCGGGTAGTCAGAGGTAGAGCGACTGGGAGGTAGCGTGAGCAGCTATTGGATTGCCGAGGCTGAGATAATCTCCATAGATGGAAGCTACCCAATCTATGCCGTCATGCGCGGGACGATGATGATGAGCAAGGTGGTCTACTCGGTTTCAGACGCTGAAGCGTTGCTGCACAACATTCGCCGGGCTCACAGGTTCAAACACCGTAAAATCGCCCGGAGCATCGGTCAAAATGTTCCAGAAACTCCTCATGCCCGGACCTGATTGGATTCGGGGGCGTACCGAGTCATAAAGAGCCCAGCCATCGTGCTGGGCTTTTTCGTTTCTGCAGGTGGCGCATAGCGCTGCGGGGAGCGCAGCCCCCCCTTGTGAGGCCGTACCTGCACTCATCCCTGGCCCAGCCCTCGCGCTGGGCTTTTTCATTTCCGCCCCGGCGAGGGGAATCGAGACGATGAAGATGCCTGACAAACCCGACACTTGGGCGGCTCTGCTCGCCTGGCTGAGCCAGCATGCGCCGATCATCTACGCCTCCCTGCTGTCGTGGGCCATGGCTATGGCCAGGATTATCTACGGCGGCGGCACTCGCCGGCAGGCTCTCTTGGAGGGCGCGCTGTGTGGTGGGCTGGCGCTGACGATCATCAGCGGCTTCGAGTTCTTTGGCGTGCCCCAGAGCATGGCTACCTTCATTGGTGGCTGGATCGGCTTCCTGGGCGTCGAGAAGATCCGTGACCTGGCCGACCGCTACGCAGGGATCAAGCTGCCGCGTCGAGGGGCTGGCGAATGAAGATCACCGCCGATCAACTCGACCGCGCTACCGGCTGCGGTGCTGCTACTGCAACGACATGGCTGGAGCACCTCAACGGTGCCATGGCTCGGTTCGAGATCAACACGCCCGAGCGTGTGGCAATGTTCCTGGCTCAGGTCGGGCACGAAAGCCAGAGCATCAAGCGCCTGGTCGAGAACCTGAACTACTCCGCCGAGGGCTTGCTCAAGACGTGGCCGAAACGGTTCACGCCTGCCGAGGCGAAGCAGTACGCCCGCCAGCCAGAGCGCATCGCGAACCACGTCTATGCCAACAGGATGGGCAATGGGGCACCGGATACGGGCGATGGGTATAGATACCGGGGCCGTGGCCTGATCATGATCACCGGCCACGACAACTACGCCGAAGCCGCCCGCGCCCTGGCGCTGCCACTGGTGGCGCAACCGGAGTTGCTTGAGCAACGGACCTGGGCTGCCATCGCGTCGGCATGGTGGTGGAAGTCGAGGGGTTTAAACGAACTGGCCGACCAGGGTCGCTTCGAGCGGATCACCCTCAAGATCAACAGTGGCTACAACGGCGCAGATGACCGTGCGGCTCGCCTCGAATGGGCGCGCGCAGCGCTGGTGGGTGCGTGATGAGGTGGTCCCCGTGGTTGGTGGTCGCCCTGGTAGCTGCGCTGGTGTTCTGGCGCCTCGATCACGTGACCGCCCAGCGCGATGATCTGCAGGCCGCCGTCGAGCAATCCGCCGAGACGATCACCGCAATGGCCCAGCAGGCCAAGCGCGACACCCAGGCGCAGGCCGAGGCCGATGCCCTGGCCCGAACCTACCAAGCAGCACTACAGGCCTCCCATGAAGAAAACCAATTGCGCCGCGATGCTATCGGCACTGGCGCTCGCGTCGTGTACGTCAAAGCCCGCTGTCCCGCAGACGGAGTGCACCCGGCTCCCGGAGCCCCCGGCAGCGCTGATGCAGGAAGAGCCGTCCTTGCTGCCGCTGATGGACAAGTTGTTTCTGATCTCCGAGCCGGAGTCGAGCGACGCGAACTGATGATTGAGGCGCTGCGTAAGCACATCGCCGACCTGCCGAGGTATTGCAGAAGATGATCAGTATCAAGCCGGAAGGGTTCCAGCAGCAGCTCGCCGACCTGACTGAGCTTGAGCAGAGGCAGATTCCTTACGCGACAGCCACTGCGCTTACGCGGACCGCGCAAGGCCTGATGGATCGATTGCGCGATGAGATGCGTGTCGTGTTCGACCGCCCGACCCCGTACACCCTGAACAGCCTGCGCATGGTGCCAGCCAGGAAAGACCGGCTGGAAGCGCGGGTTTGGTTCAAGGACGAAGCGGACGGTGCGCAGCCTGCATCGGTGTGGATTGCCCCCGAGGTCTACGGTGGCCCGCGTCGGAACAAGCCGGCCGAACTTCAGCTCAGGGCTAAGGGGATACTGCCCGAAGGCAAGTACGTGGTGCCCGGCGCCGGCGCGGACCTGGATCGCTACGGGAACATCAGGCGCGGCCAGGTCACCAAGGCATTGAGCGGCATCCGCGGCTTCAGCCAGGCCGGGTACAACGCGAACGCGACCGATAGCAGACGCAGCAGGGCGAAGGGTAATGCACGCCGCTACTTCGTCATGACCCGTAAGGGCCAGCCCATAGGCATTGCTGAGCGCACAGGCCGAGGCCGGGATGCTGTCTCGGTCATCATGGCCTTCGTGTCTCGCCCTTCGTACCGCCGCCGGCTGAGCTTCTTCGAGATCGCGCAGCAGTACGCCGACGAGAACCTGCCGCGCGAGTTCGAGGTGGCGATGCGCGGCGTTGCTGCTCGGTTCGCTGCGAGGCGCTGACTGATGCACCAAAGTGGTGCGTCGCGGGTCCTCCCCGGGGTACCCCCGTCAGAGGGTAATTCGAGCCTCGTTCTCGCTCTATATACGGGCATTTTTCACGACTTCCGTTTCCGGTTCCGGTTGGGTATCGCATGGCAACTCAGATCGAAGTGGCGAAGCACCTCGATCTCAGTGATCGCCAGGTGCGCAATCTCATCGCAGACGGTGTGCTGCCTGGCTCCAAGGGCAGGGGCGGGTTCGACGTGGATGCATGCCGGCTGGCCTATATCCGCTATCTACGAGGACTTGGAAGCGCTCAGGTCAAACCGGAAACGGCCCCTGACTCTGGCGACATTGATCCGCTGATCGAATACCGACTCACTCAGGAGCGCCTGCGGCTTACTGCGGCTCAGTCCGAGGCTCAGGAGCTAAAGAACGAAGTAACCAAGAAGCGGCTGATACCCGCTGAGTTCATCACCTTCGCTTTCGCAAAATTCATTCCGGCTGCCGGTTCGATATTCGATACGGTGGTCATGACACTGCGTCGCCGTCACCCCGATCTCACCCCCGGGCAACTCGACTCGATTAGCCGAGAGCTGACAAAGGCGCGCAACACTATCGCCCAGGCGGCAGATCGCCTACCGGAGTGGCATGACGAGTTTATCGAAAGTGCAGATTGAGGCCTGCCAGGCTGCTATGTCAGCCGGCTTACTGTCTCTGCGCCGAGACGCGCCTCAGACTCCTGTGGCATGGGCTGACGATAATTTTTACCTGTCCAGCGAATCTTCCTACCAAGAAGGTCGCTGGGAGACGCTTCCTTACCAGGTTGCGATGCTCAACGCCATGGGCAACGACGAGATTCGAATCGTCAACGTGATCAAGTCCGCCCGCGTCGGCTACTCCAAGATGCTGTTGGCGGCCTCGGCTTACCAGATTGAGCACAAGCGTCGGCATATCGCTTTCTTTGTGCCAGATGATGGTAGCGCCGACCTGTTCATGAAGTCCGAGATCGAAACCATGATCCGGGACGTTGGAGCCGTCCGCGCGCTGGCGCCTTGGTGCGGCAAGAAGAGCCGGGACAACACGCTCGACATCAAGAAGTTCAGCCATGGCAAGCAGTTGTGGTGCCGCGGCGGTAAGGCAGCGAAGAACTATCGAGCTATTTCTGCTGACACTGTCATCTATGACGAATTGGCAGCCTTCGATCACGACATCGATAAGGAGGGGTCTCCGCTCGTCCTGGGTGACAAGCGGATTGAAGGCTCGACTTTTCCGAAGTCCATCAGGGGCAGCACGCCTAAGCTGCGAGGCCCAATCGATCGAGGCGGTTGCCAGATTGAGGGGGCTGTCCAGAAATCGCCACACTTGCTGCGCTATCACATTCCTTGCCCTCACTGTGGCGCTGAGCAGTATTTGAAGTGGGGCGGCAAGGATTGTGCCTATGGCATCAAGTGGGACCCTGAACAGCCGGAAGATGCCTGGTATGTGTGTGAGGCTACCGGCTGCCTGATCCGTTACTCAGAGGCGCTTGAGGCGCAGTACAAGGCGCGCTGGATTTGCGAAAAGACTGGAATCTGGACCCGGGATGGTTTCGACTTTTTCGATGTGGAGGGGGCGCCGATTCCTACCCCAGAGTCCATCAGCTTCCACATCTGGACAGCCTATAGCTTCTTTGTGACCTGGGGTCGGATTGCACAGGACTTCCTTCAGGCGAAGGGTAGTCGCAGCGACCTGAAGACCTTCGTCAACACAACCCTTGGCGAGACATGGGAGGAAGACCAGGGCGAGCGCGTCGAGTGGGACGTGCTGCTTGGGCGTCGCGAGGTCTGGCAAGGCGAGATCCCGGCCCAGGCGGTGATCCTCACTGGCGGCGGCGATACGCAGGATGATCGCTATGAGGGGAGAGTCTGGGCATGGGGGCCTAACGAAGAGTGCTGGCTGGTTTATCGCTTCGTGCTGATGGGTGATCCAGGTGGTGAAGAGCTGCGCCGCAAGCGCGATTTGGAACTGCACCGCCAATTCACTCGGAGCGATGGCCTCGTGATGAAAGTAGAGCGCTGGTGTTGGGATGCTGGCGGCCACTACATCGATCAAGTCTGCGACGACAGCAAGAAGAACGGCTTGCTTTGGATGATCCCCATCATCGGCGCACCGGTTTACGGCAAGCCGATCGCCAGCTTCCCCACGAAACGCAACAAGCGAGGCGTGTACCTGACAACCGTCGGTACGGACAACGCCAAAGAGCTGTTCTACAGCCGCCTACGACTGCCATTGGATGTGTCGAAGTCCCAGGCAGGCATTACCCAGCCCCAGGTAATCCATTTGCCGGCAAACGACCTTATTTGCGACGAGATGGAGGTCAGGCAACTGACCTCCGAAAGCAAGGTGCTAAAGGTCGTCAAGGGTGTACAGCAGTATCGCTGGGACAATCAAGGACGCCGCAACGAAGCGCTGGACTGTTTCGTGTACGCCCTGGCCGCGTTGCGAATCAGCCAGCAACGTTTCGGCCTGGACTTGGAGAGGTTGGCCGCTGCGGGAGTTGAGGCGCTATCGCCAACTACGGATGAGCGCCCGCGGGTGCAGTCCTCTTACTGGAAGAAAGCGTGATGACCTACACCCTGGAACAATACCGAGCCCTGAAAGGGGCGGTGGCGGAGGGGGCGCTTTCGGTTCGTTATGCGGATCGCAGCGTCACCTACCGGTCGGTTGAAGAGATGCTGCGTATCCTCCGGTTGATGGAGGATGAACTGGGGCTTTCTGCGAACAACGACGGCGGACGCCGCTACACCTCTTTTTCCAAAGGCTACTGACATGAGCGTGTTCGAGACTTGGTTTCCCGGCCTGGCCGCGAGACGCGCCGAACTGCGCCTGAAGAAAATTCGCGCGGAGCTTTCGGCGGGTCTGTTGACTCGACGCTTCGAGGGAGCCGCGGGCGGTCGGCGCAATGAAGGTTGGCGCTCGGCGGGGACCGATGCCAATGCCGAGAACGCCCCGGCGCTTGAGCGACTGCGCAACCGTGCACGGGATCTGCGCCGAAACAACCCTTATGCCGAGCGGGCGGTGACGGGGATTGCCGACAACGTGGTGGGTGCGGGGGTGGTACCCCGGCCCATGGCGCGCAGTGATCGAGCCAACAACAAACTGGGCGCGCTCTGGCGGGCCTGGGCCGAGACGTTGGCCTGCGACGCCGACGGGTTGGAGAACTTTTATGGCCTGCAGCACAAGGTCATGGAGGCCATTGTCGAGGCGGGCGAATGCCTGGTCCGACGGCGGAAGCGCTTCAGTAGCGATGGGTTACCCGTACCGATGCAACTGCAAGTTCTGGAGGCGGATTTTCTCGATGAAGCGCGCAGTGGCAAGAATGGCAAGAACGAAATCATCCAGGGGGTGGAGTTCGATCCGGTGGGGCGGCGTGTCGCCTATTGGCTGTTCGACGAGCACCCCGGGAGTACGCTGGCAATGCGTTCGTTGGAGTCGAGGCGCATTCCCGCCGAGGACGTGATTCACGTTTTTCTGTCCAAGCGCCCGGGGCAGGCGCGCGGCTACAGCTGGCTGGCGCCGGTGATGCAGCGCATGCGCAGCTTCGACGAGATGGAGGACGCGATCATGGAGCAGGCGAAGATCGCGGCGTGTTTCGCGGCCTTCGTCACCAAGGATGAGTCGATCACGGGGCTCGAACGAAAGAGGCCGCCGCTGATCGAGCGGATGGAACCCGGGCTGATCCAGGAGTTGGGGACTGGCGAGAGCGTGAGCTTCGCGGCGCCGCCGGTCTTCAACGGCTACTCCGCCTATTCGTGGCAGGCCCTGCATGCGATCTCAGTTGGACTTGGGGTGCCGTACGAACTGCTGGCCGGCGACCTGAAGGGCGTCAACTTCTCCAGTGGCCGGATGGGCTGGCTGCATTTCGCCCGGCGGGTGGATGTATGGCAGTGGCGGATGCTGATTCCACAACTCTGCGAGCCGGTCTGGAAGTGGTTCATGGAGGCGCAAGCGTTGCTGCCTGGCGGCGTCTTGGAAGACGCCTTGTCTGAATGGGTACCGCCGCGCCGGGACATGGTGGATCCGAGTGCCGAGGTGAGCGTGATCAAGGATCGCCTGCGCCTTGGCCTGATCACACCAGACGATGCGCTGCGCGAGATGGGCTACACCGACCCGGACGATGTGCTGACCCGTTATGCCGCCCACCTGTCGAAGGTGGATGAGCTCGGGCTGGTCTTCGACTACGACGCGCGCAAGGTCTCCAACGGGGGCCAGGCGCAAGCCAAACCGCAGGGGAGCAATTCCCAGCAAGCACCTGAAGAGACTTCAAAAGATGACGGCAATGACCCAGACGCATGAGACGCCGATGCTGAGCCTGCGCGCCGCGGTGCGGCCGGGCTCCGTCGATATCGAGAACCGAACCGCTGAACTGACCTGGACTACCGGGGCGAAGGGGCGGCGCTGGTCCTGGGATATCGGCGCGTATATGGAAGAACTGGAGGTGACGCCCGAGGCGGTCCGGCTGGACCGGCTGAACAACGGCGCGCCGTTCCTGAACACCCACAGCGCCTGGGAGTTGGGTGACGTGGTTGGCGTCGTCGAACGCGCCTGGCTGGAAGGGGGAGCGGGGCACGCACTGGTCCGCTTCAGCAAGCGCGAGGATGTCGAGTCGATCTTCCAGGACGTGCGCGACGGGATCCTGCGCAATATCAGCGTGGGCTATTCCGTCCATCGCTACGAGTTGATCGAGGCCCCTGACGACAAGCTTCCGACCTACAGGGCAGTGGACTGGGAGCCAATGGAGCTCTCCCTTGTGCCGATTGGATTCGACGATGGGGCGAAGGTGCGAAACGCCAAGACTCCTGCCGACTACCAGGGCCAACGTTTCACCACCCTTTTCGAGACCCGGGAGGCCGAGACGCCGACCGAACAACCGGCCGCCGTGGCCAACCCAAGAGAGGAAAATGCAATGACCGAAGAAGAGAAACGCGCGGCCGAGGAGTCGATTCGCCGTGAAGCCGCCGAGGCTGAGCGCAAGCGCTGCCTGAGCATCCGCCAGATGGCGCGTAAGGTGGGGCTGGACGAGGAGGTGGCGGAGGACTTGATCTCGCGCGGCGTGACCCTGGAGCAGGCCAGCGCGGAACTGATCGACAAGCTGGCCGAGCGGCAGCAGTCCGAGCAGCCGGAAAGTCGTAGCGCGCACGCCGGCGTGACCAGCGACATCGACCTGTCGGTCGTTGCCGCCAAGCGCGAGGCGATGCAAAACGCCCTGCTGCATCGTTGCAACCCCAAGGTGAAGCTGGAGGAGGCCGCCCGCGAGTTTCGCGGCATGCGCTTGATCGACATGGCCCGCGAGTCCGTGGAACTGGTTGGGGGGAAGGTCCGCGGACTGACCCCGCAGGAAGTGGCTCGCGCCGCCCTGGGCTGTGACCGCCAGGCGTTCCGCGCGGCGGGCATGCACACCACCAGCGATTTCCCGCTGCTGCTGGGTGGCACCGTGAACCGCACCCTGCGTGAGGCCTACGCGCTGGCGCCGCAGACGTGGCGCCCGCTCGGCCGACAGACCACCGTCCCGGACTTCCGCGAGGTCACCCGAGTGGCGCTGGGCGATATCGCCGCGCTGGAGAAGGTCAACGAGCACGGGGAGTACAAGTACGGCTCACTGGGCGAAGAAGGTGCGCCGATCAAGGTAGCCAAGTTCGGCAAGATCATCGCGATCACCTGGGAGGCGATCGTCAATGATGATCTCTCGGCGCTGACACGTATTCCGCAGGCGCTGGGCGCGGCGGCCGGCCAGACCGAATCGAACCTGGTGTGGGATCTGCTGCTGGGTAATCCGAAGTTCGTCGATGGAGAGGACCTGTTCTCGGATGCGCACGGCAACGTCGCCGCCAGCGGCGGGCCGATCAATACCGCCACACTGGCGGCCGCTCGTGCCGCGATGCGCAAGCAGAAGTCCAAGGCCGGGCATTTCCTCAACCTGGCGCCGGAGTTCCTGGTGGTGGGGCCGGACAAGGAACTGGAGGCCTTCCAGTTCACCAGTTCCAACTACGTGCCGGCGAAGAACGCCGACATCAACGACAGCCGCAACGCCTCTCTGACGGTGATCGTCGATGCGCGCATTACGGGTAACCAGTGGTACCTGTACGCCGCGCCGGGCGTCGTTGACACCTTTGAGTATGCCTACCTGGAAGGCGAGCAGGGCGTCTTCACCGAGACCCGTGAGGGGTTCGAGGTGGACGGCATGGAGATCAAGGCGCGGCTGGTCTTCGGCGCGGCCTGGATCGACTACCGCGGGGCCTACAAGAACGCCGGTAACTGATCGGCAGAGTCAAGCTGAAGGGCGCCACGGGGCGCCCTTTGTGTTTCTACGCACTCCTTGCGAGGTAAATCATGAAGACCTTCATCCAACATGGCGACATGCTCACCGTCCCCGCCCCCTCTGGTGGAGCAGTATCGGGCAAACTGTACAAGGTCGGCGCCATCCTCGGCGTGGCCGCAACCACCGTCACCGATGGGCAGCCCGTCGAGTTGAAAACGACCGGCGTGTTTGAGCTGCCTAAGGTGGCCGCCCAAGCGTGGGGCGTGGGTGATCCGCTGTACCTGGACGCAGCCAGTGGCGATCTAACCAATGCGCCTGGCGCGGGCCTGGTCCTGGTGGGGCTGGCTACCGAGGCGGCTGCAAATCCCTCCGCGGTTGGCCGCTGCCGGCTCAATGGCGTTTCGGCTCCAGCTGCCGAGGGAGCGGGAGGCTAGTCCCATGGGCTGGGCCAACTGGCGGGATCGCCTACATCAGACGGTAATGAAGACTTTCGCCGATGGGCGGGCGACTCACCAGAGCGCCTCTGGCGCGCCCCCGTCCTGCGGCTTCGAGGTCATCATTGATCACAACCTGATGATGGCGGGTCCGGAGGGCATGTTTCAGACAAACAAGATCGGGCTCAGTTGGCGCAAGATCGATCTGTCCGGCGCGAGTCGGGGTGACGTGTTCATCGTGGGCGGTCAGCGCTTCATGGTTGAAGAGATGGTTGCGGACGATGGGCACATCCTGACCGCCGCCTGCAGGAAGGACCTATGCTGAAACCCAACGTCTTGACCGTGGGGCGACGAGCGTTGCTCGCGCGCCTGCAAACGATCACCCCGGCCAACGGCTACCGCACGGATGCAGGTACCCGTGTGCTCTCCGGCTGGTTCAACGAACTGATCAAGGAGTGCAGGCAAGGATTCCCGCTGATCGTCGTTCAGCCGGCCAAGGAGCAGCCGCCGGAGCATCTCGACGCCGGCGTTCGCTTCCATCGTGGCTTCGACGTGGTGGGCGCGGTGCAAGGTGGGTATGACCACTATGAGGAGGCCCTGGAGGATCTACAGCTAGACCTTCTGGCGTGCCTGATGCCTGCCCCCAAGGGGCAGTTCCTGCGCTGGCTGCCCCGAGAGCGCGGCATTACCGGGCTGACGTTGGGGCCGCCTGAGCCGTACCCGCCGGGTGATGGAGTGGCCGCTGCCGTGATTCGAATCCCTGTCTATCTGAAAACCATCATCGAGGGGTAACCCATGAAGAGCGATCCCCAGGTGCCGGCCGCGGTCGACGCCGCGCCGCCGGCTGCGCTGAACAAGGCCGTCGAGGTCACCCTGGCCAAGGTGCACTGGCACCAGGGCGAGGAGAAGGCGGCCGGCGAAAAGATCAACGTCAGCCCTGACCAGGTTGAATTCCTGCGCCGCGAAGGCGTGATCAAGAAGGAGGCCTGATATGGCTATCGAGAAAGAGACGTACGTGATCGGCGGCTGGCTGAAGGCACGCGAGGCGGGGACTACTGGGCCTTTCAAGAAGGTAGGTCTGGTATCCACCATTCAGCAGATCATCGAGAGCAGTGAGATCACGCTACCCGACACCACCACTCCGCAGGGCGGCGAGTACGACTCGGTATCGCGCATCTCCTCGGTCGGCCTGGGGATCAACTTCCGCGAACTGCATACCTCGATGCTGGCGGCCCTGATGTGGGGCGACGCCACCAACGTCCCCTCTGCCACCCACACCGACGAAGCGCACACCGCAGTTCCGGGAGGCACGATCGCGCTCGACGCCATGCCGCTGGAGATCACCAGCGTGAAGAGCGATGACGGCACCACGACCTACGAAGAGTTCGACGACTGGAACATGACCGGGGCCGGCCTCGAAATCGTTGAAGGGGGCGCGATCTCTGCGGCCACACCGATCAAGGTGACCTACAAGTCCGCCACCGTCGATGTGATCGAGGCGCTGACCAACAGCGGCAAGACGTTCGAGTTCCTCTTCGAGGGCGAGAACGCCGCTGGTACCCAGCGCCGCATCCAGGCGCGCTACTTCCTCTGCCGCTTAAACCCGTCGAGCCAGCAGGATTGGATCAACACCGAAGACTTCCTGGCCGCCGAGGCCACTGCCAAGGTGCTGATGGACCCGACCAAGGTCGGCGCTGGAAAATCGAAGTACTTCAACATCAAGAAGGAACTGGCGACGGTGTGACGCCGTTCATGCCCGGCAGGGACGCCGGATGTGGGCTCGCCCGCGTGGTGCTACAGTTGCGCCATTTAGGGAGGGGTTGAAATGTACTCTAGGTCGCGCGGATTTTCCCTTATCGAGTTGATGGTTGTGGTCGTACTCTTGGCCGTTTTGGCATTCATGGCCGTTCCGAGCTTCAAGGCTATGCAGGAGGGGAACAACCATCTAGCCGGCAAAGAAGTTTTTCTCCAGCACCTGGAATTTGCCAGGTCCTATGCGCTGTCAAAAAAGACAACTGTCGAAGTCTGTGCAGAAAGTGGAGGGTGGACTGACGGATATATCGTCCGCACAGATTCTGGTAAGACTGTTTTGCTTAAGGAAAATAAGTATAAAAACATCCATCCAGTTGGAGCGTGGAAAGGCTCTATGGAGTCTGGGTGTGTGCGATTCGTATCCAATGGGAGCGCACCCGCGGTGCCTGCCCCGACGGGGGAGTACTACGACTCTGGTTTCTTCGGTGGTGAAGAGCTGGACAAGGCTGCTTGGCGGGTGACGTTCAAGCCGTCTGGCTGGAACTGCACTGAGAAAGATCCTAAAGACCCTAAGTGCGCCAAGAAACCAACCTGATCGCCGGCTTGTGTTCTTGGTAATGGCCTGTTGATGCTAAAGTGTGAAGCGGTTCCAATGGAGAGTCGCTTATGACACGGATTTTTCCCGTTCTCGCCTTGCTTCTTGCGGTCAGTTCTGCCAGTGGGGCGACGGTCTTTAAGTGCGTCGGCCCTGACGGAAAAGTCACTTTTACCCAGCAGAATTGCCCTGACAACCAATCGCTGAACGATGTGGTTTCTGCCACCAACCAGCGCCCAAGCGGGTCAGGTGCCTCGGCTGTCATGGCCAAGCCCAAGCAGCCATCAGGTCGTACCTATAGAGGTAGTCACCAGGTCGGTAGCGGAGTGATCGTCGTCGGTGGTTCGTCGCCAAGCCCTACGTGTTCCACAGGACTCTCTGAGCGTGACCTTCGCAAGGCCAAGGTCCAGGGCAAGGTCGTTCCTGGAATGTCCAGGGAGGACGTGGAAAGCATCTACGGGAAGGTGAACCGCAACGGCAGTACCGCCGGCGCGGGTGCTGTCACCTACTGGAATGACAAGTATGTTGACCAGACGACCGTTTCGTTTGATCGTAACGGATGCGTCCAGGGTTCATACCAATCGGGCCACAAGAACTAGCCGATATAACGCTTTTTAAACAGCCCCGCCATTCGGCGGGGTTTGTGCTTTCTGGAGGGTTGAAATGTCCAGCTTTACTGCAAGTAGAGTTGTAGATATTGATGGCGTTGAGTTGACCGTGCGGGAACTTAGCGTTGCGGATGTTCGAAAGCTAATGCAAGAGGTCAGCGATCAAGACCTCGTCAACAATGTCCTCTTCGAAGATATCAGGCTATCCGATTTGTGCCTGATGACGTCGGTTACGAAGAGCCAAATTAACGATCTCCGGCCTAGCCAACTCGCCAAGTTGCGGGATGCATGTAAAGAGGTGAACCCGCATTTTTTCGGAATGCTGGGCCGTCTCTCGAAACTCCGCGACAAGTCATAAGGAGTTTGGAGCGCGCCATTTGCGTTCTGGTGAGGCTTGGCCATCACCACGTCCTTGAATATCCCTGGTCGCTGTTCTTGACCGCGCTAAAGGCTGAATGAAATGGCTGACGTAAAGATCCGTCTGACCGCTGACCTCGATGATGCGCTGCGCGAGGTGTCAGGCTTCCGCAAGGAATATGCCGAACTGGTCAGGCAGGTCGCGCAACCTCTCAAGCGTTTAAACGATTTCACTGCTCTCGAAAGCACCCTCGAGGACACGCAACGCCAGGCGCGCTCGGCGCGCGAGCAGATCCGCACGCTCGGCAACGAGCTGGCATCGACGATCAGGCCAAGCCGCGAATTGCAGCAGGCTTACCGGGACTCCATTTCGGACTTGCGAAGCCTGGAGCGGGCAGAGACCATCCAGATAGCCAAGCTCGGAGCGATGCGCCGGGAGTTGAAGCAGGCCGGGCTGGATACGAGGAGCCTGACATCCGAACGGCAGCGGCTCCAGCGGGAGCTGGATCGAAACCTCCAGGCGGGCCGGAATGATGCGGCCACCACCAGCCTCCGGCAACAGGCCGCAGCGATCAAGCAGAGCGCGATAGAGCAGCGCCGCTTCAACTTGGAGCAAGCGCGTAGCACCCTGGGAGTCGCCAGGGTGCGCGAACTGCAGGCTGCTATCGGGCAGTTGAACCAGCAATATCGCTTGCTTCGGTCGAGCGGAACGCTGTCCACAAGGGAACTTGCCGTTGCGCAGCGGGCGCTCAAAAAGCAGATCGCGGAGACCAAGAGCGAACTCAACTCGCTTGGCGCCGGCTCGCGGCTGTCGAGCATCGGCTCTCTCCGCGGGAGCGGTCCAGCGCTGGCAGTTGCGGGTCTCGCAGCCGCAGTAGGCGCTGCAACGGCGAAGCTAGCGAACGGCGCCGACACTGTTGGCCGGCTCGATTCCCGGCTTCGCCTGGCGACCCGCTCACAGGAAGAGTTCAACACCGCGCAGATCGAACTCGACCGTATCGCGGATGATGTTCAGGGCGACGTCGGCGACCTCATCGGCCTTTATTCGCGGTTGCAGCGCCCGCTTCGGGATGCGGGCATGGATCAGCGCGCCGCCCTTGAAACCGTAGAGGCGGTATCCCTTGGCCTGAAAATCGGTGGAGCCTCTGCCGAGGAGTCGGCGTCGGTCATTACCCAGTTCTCCCAGGCTATTGCCAGTGGCGTCCTTCGGGGCGAAGAGTTCAATACCGTTCTGGAGTCCTCGGATCGAATTGCTGGCGCTCTGGCGGACTCCTTCGGGGTGACTGTTGGACGGCTTCGTGAGATGGCTGCCGCCGGTGAGCTGACGTCGGAGCAGATCGTTATCGCGCTGCGGAAGGAACTTCCGAAGCTCCGCGAGGAGATGGCTTCGTTTGCGCCGGAGATCGGCGCGGGGCTGAACCGGATCTTTTCCGAAACCCAGAAATATTGGGGGCGCAGAGCGAAGGAAACAGGCATCGTCGACTGGGTTGCGAACCAGTTGAACGATGTTGCCAAGTTGATCAACACGGCGAATACGCTGGTGAAAAAGGGGGAGGGCAGCCTCACGGCCACCCTCGCCGCCGAGAAGGCGCGCCAAGAGCAGATCGTGAAGCGCCAGAATGATGCCCTGAAGCGGGCTCGGGATCAGAACGTCGCTGATCTCCAGTCTGAGGTTGTTCGGACCAAGGACCTCCTTGAACAGTCCACCAAGAACCTCAACGACGCGCTTTCGCGCCAGGCAGATGTCCGCAAGGAGTTTGCCGACCTGGTGAAGGGTATCCAGGCGACGCCCGCCTCCGGAATGCAGACCTTCGGTGATGCCACTGCGGCCCAGGCCTCGGCTCGCAACGCTCTGACCGCTGGCAACAACCAAAAGGCGATCGAGGAGGCGCGCCGCGCACTGCAGATCCTTCAGCAACTGAAGGACGCTGGCGCGAACAGCTACGGCTTCGAAGGCGTGGCCAAGGAGGTGGAGCGCATCGCCAACAAGGCCGCAGAGGTCGAGGCTGGTAATGCCAAGGCTGCGGATGACGTCAACCGCCTGAACCTGGCCGACCTCGAGGAGCGCATCAAGGCTGTGCAAAACGTCGAGGTGTCGTTCGGAATGGACTTCGAAAGCGCAGAGACCTTGAAGCAACAGGTCGCCGACATCGCCGCGGGACTGGCTGAGCAACTCGTGATACCTATCACGCTGGTTCCGCCTCCGGAGATGGGCTTGCCTGGCGTGCCCAGCATCACCCCCAAGATACCCGGGTTTGCCACTGGTACGCAGAGCGCTCCCCCTGGTATGGCGTGGGTTGGGGAGCGTGGGCCGGAGTTGATGATGATGCGGGGAGGAGAGCGCATCTTCAACGCGGTGCAGTCGCTGCAGATGTCGCAGAGGTATCAACGAACTCTCCCCGAGATACCCGAGATTCCGACCGCGGCGCTTCAGCAGGCGAATCCGCTGGCAGCCATGCAAAACCTGGGATCGCTGACCCTCAACCTGGGTGGAGACGATGCCGGCTTCACCGTTTTCGGGACACACGACACGCTCCGAGACATACGCAAGGCCGCCTCGAAGTTCGGGCGGACGCGCCCAAAATAACCAAGCCCGCCTCGCGCGGGCTTTTTTATGGAGTTGGGAATGATCATTCCGAACGTGATGCTCGGGGGAATACCGATCGTGATACACGGTGGCGCCCCGCAGTGTCAGTACCAGGCTGTAGATGGCGGCGTCGAGCGATTGAGGCTCAGCGGAGGTGCGGCAGTACAGATGACGCACTGGCGCAAGACGGCAATCACCATCAGCGGTTCAGGGTGGATCGGTACGGGGATGCTTGGGCTCGACTTCGACAGCCCGCTGGAGCTGCGATGCAATGCGTCGCTTGGCATCTCGGGTCGTACTGCCGCCGACCGAGTGTTCACCATCCCGGGCGAGGTTCGGCCGGACGCCGGTCCATGGGGGCTGGCGCTGGTCGGTCGTGAGTGGGTCAGAACGGACGTCTCGTCTGCCGGCCAGGTGGTAACCGTGTCGGAGATCCCAGGCGCGCAACTCTACCGCGTCGAGTGGTGGCCGCTGTTCCACGTCTTCGCGTCCATCCCTCCTGAGGCGCTTGATTCTTCGAACAACAGCCGGACCTGGCAAATTGTCGCTGAGGAAATCTGATGCTCAACGGTGGACCGCTCAATAGCGCTGCGCTGAACTCGGCCGCTCACTCCGCTGTGCCTGGTCCTGAGCCGATCATCCCTGGCTACGCTTTCACATGGCGCCCAATCGTGCGCGTTGGCGATGACGACGTTACGCCGCTCCTGACCGGGGAGATCGAGGTCGATCGTGAAGAGGGGGCGGCTGGCGTCGCGTCCTTTTCGATCTATCTCGGCGACGGGCCTGTTGTCCCTACGGACTGGATCGGTCGAACCGTAACCATCGACTACGCAACGGAGACCGCGGGTGAACTGAGTCAGGGGCGACGGTTTACGGGGAGAGTTACACAGCCAGCCTGGAATCCTGTTCGGCGCGTCCTGGACGTCAGTTGCACGGACCAATTGCAGCAGCGTGTAGAGGCCATGGAGGTTGTGGCCGTCGACGCCCTGGTCGGCGGCGCCTGGTCCGCAGATGTGTTCGAGCCGGTCGATGGACGCTCGCGGTGGGACTACGCCCAGGAGCGTTTGACCAGCGTAACCGGGAGCTTGGACTGTTCGCCATATGGTGCTCTCCGCGTCACGTCATGGCTTTCGGTGGCTCCTGCCTTCGAGTTCGGCCAAGGCTCTACGGTATACGGATCGCTTGCGGTCGAGTTGGCCGACCTGAGCTCGCAGACGAACAGGGTCGAGATCGAGTGCGACTACCGATTCAGCCGGCTCTGGCAGTTGAACGCCTCGTATGGTTGGCAGCACCCCGGCACGGGTAACGCGGTCGGCGAGGCGGGGTTCTGTAATTGGCGCGGCGACGACACCGAGTTACCGGATGTCGAGATGATCACCTCAGCGACCGAAAGCAGCGGCCAGACGTTGTTCTATGCGACCTGGTATCCACTGCCGCCCACGGGCGTCTACTGCAATCCGCCGGCGGCATGGAGAAATGACTTCACCGAGCTGCTGCTCGGCGGAAATTGGATAGCTGGCCGGCGCTGGGTGCAGTCCGTCACAGAGCGCTACCGGCTGGTCATGGAGGTTCAGCCGAGCGTTGCGGCGACCGGTCCGATTGTCGGTCGGCAGCGTGCCTCGTTCGAGATCGAGTCGGACAAGGCCGAGCGCTGGGAAAGCGACCCGATCACCGGCGGCAGCACCGGCCACGACGACGAGAAGGATGGAACCCGGCGTTTGTCCGCGCTTGACTGCTTGTTGGCCCAGGGCGCCACGACGCTCATTGCTGCGCACCGCGGCACGACCGTGACCTGGGATGTGCCGACATCCATGGTCCTGCCGATCGATCTTGTACATACGCTCCGCCTCGATGATCAGGGCGCGCGTGCGGTGGGCAAGTGTCGACGCATTGTCGACCGGCTCGACCTCGCATCCGGAAGCGCGCTGACCACGATCTCTATCGCTGTGATGCGAGGCGGCGGTGGCGCAGAAGACCCCCTTGTTCCTCCTGCTGGCTCGTCAGATCCCGTCAGCCCGCCGTCGGGCGGCGGACAGCTCTCGACGCAGCTTGGAGGCCGCAACGGCAGTCCCGCGTATGACGATGAGGCGGATGGTTTCTCAGGCAACTGGAGCAATCGCGATCCCGGCGCCGAACTGTTCCCGCGGCGCTTCTCGTTGACCGCGAAAGACATTCCGGAGACCTACAGGGACGAGCATGCGCCTGAGATCGCGGCCACCTACCGGGTATCCGTGCCCGATGACGTACTGGAGATGTAGCGATGGCGAGAGCCTGGATCAACAACTGGAAGACGACGCTGAGCGCCGGCCTTTCGCCTGGCGAGTTGAGCCTGACGGTGCCGGATGCTGCCGCCGCGCTGCTGCCGCTCTCTGGCGGTAACTGGGTGCTGTTGACGCTGGCGGATGCTGCCGGCGCTCAGCATGAGATCGTGCGAGCAACCGCCCGCGCCGGTGGGGTGGTGACGATCGAGCGCGCCCAGGAAGCCACTGCCGACGGCAACTGGCCGGCGGGGTCGGCGATCTATGCAGCCGTCACGGCCGGCGATCTCATGGCACTGCAAGCGCGAATCGCGGCCCTGGAGGGCGGCACGCCCGAAGGAGCCCTGGTCGATGCGAGCGGTTCGGCCCTCGTCGATGGCGCCGGAAACAACCTGATCATGGAGAACAACTGATGGCAACTGTTACGCACGTCCTGTCCGGTGCTGGCGCTCCACCCTCGGCCCCGCCCAGCGTGGGCGCTCATTACGTAAACACGACAAACGGTGACCAATACCTTGCCAAGGGCACGGCCTCTGCGGCGGATTGGGTGAAGCAGGGCGGTGGCGGTGGCAGCGCTCCGAGCGAGGTGCTGCATGTCAACACCGACGGCCAGTTCCTTCTCGAGCCTCAACACTCATTTGTTGAGGCCCGTCTGTTCGCAATTCCCGAGCTCGGCACTGCCGCAATTGGAATCGATCCCAGCACATCCCGACAGTTCGACCTGAATATCAGGACCGCGGGTCCGAGCGGGCAGCAACTGCAGATCAGAGTTACGTCCGGCGAATTGCCCGGAGGGATGTCGATCGTTGGCACAACCCGGCAGTGGGCTGTTCAGGAGTCGTATGGATTCTTGATCAACGCAAATGACCTCAACGGCGAAGTTTGGGCGCGCGTCTATTTCGATGCTGACGAACTCACCCTGTCGATGCTTGTGTTCAGCGATGTGCCGAACGCGTAGGAGATAGCGCATGGCTCTATCAGACGAGCGCCGCGGCATCGGCGCGAGGAACGAAGCTATCCGCCGCGCCGGTGGCCAACGGGTCGAAGCGGAGCGCCGCGGTGACCAGGGCTTGACCGCCGCGCTCAACCGGCTGATCGAGCCGGAGCGTCAGGCGCGCGCACTGCGCAAGATCGATCCACGCGGCGCCCTGGATGTAAAGCGCGGGCGGGCGGACTACAACCCCGCAGGCAAGCAGATCGGCGGGGGTGGCGGTATTGCGAGCCCCCTGATCGAGGAAGATGCTGGCCAGCGCGAATACTACGAACTGCAGACAATCCCCACCAGCGATGGCCTGGCCTGGCTCCGGTATCGCAGCGTGAAGAAGATCGTCATGACCGACGCGTTAGGCGCAGAAGTGGTGATGGAGTACGCGAACGATGTTTCCCAATAGTCCGCTCGATGAAGCTCCGCAGGTATGGGGGTGGCCATGGCACGGCCTAATACGACAGCCAATCAACGCCGTTGATTCGACCCTGACGTTACCAAGCGGGCGCACGATGACGATGCCGCCTGTCAGGCTCGCAAATAATACGGCCCTTTGGGACGTAGGCATGCCTATCCCTGAAGTGGAAACCGATGATCCAGATGAGCAGTGGCTAAACCGAGCGATTTTGCGTGGAACGGATTTGTCCGAAGCTTATGGCGGGGTTTCCTTACAGCCTGCATTTATTCGTGGTTACACGATTCGATATGGCGTAAGCGTTCAATACAATTTTTTTCTCGAAACAATAGCTGCTAGCTGTTTGTTTCGGGATGGATTTACAGGGTTTTCTGGGACGGTCAGTAGTAATGCCATATCTCTGTCAGACCTTGGATTGCCCGTCAAGCCGGACGGTATCTCTTTCGAAGTTCTGGATGTAAATAACGACGGAACACGCCGTCTCTACCTGGCTAGATACCAAGAGACCGCTGGGAGTGGATTCATTGGTGTTGGTGGGATGCTTGAGTTGCGTGTGAGTGCGAGCGGCGCGAACAGCTTTCAGGCGGAACTGTCCGTGGTTGCGCCTTGGGAGCAGATACAATTCGAGACTATCGACAGCAGCCGAACAGATGTTGACCCGAATACCCATACCCGCTTTTGGCGTGGGACGCCTGAGGACCCAGACGGCCCGTTCAATGAAAGCAGTGGAGAGCCGCCACCCCCGCCATACCCGGGGCATCCGTGGGCGCCTCACGTGTATAGAGTTCTAATCGGAGAGTTTTCAGCATCACTTCGCGCAAGGTCAACTGCTGGAGCGTGGTATGGCTTGTCTGGCTCCCTTGAGCTAATAACGCTCGAAGTTTCTATCGTGTCAACGATGTCGCGCTCGGCAGGTATCTCTGGCGATCACATCTCATTTAGCATGACCGAAGATATTTCGTTTTCCTACACCTTGAGCTCTTCTTCCGGCGGGTCCTCAGAGTCGCTGTACAACTCGCTTTCTACGAGCGGGGCTCTTAATGGGCCTGGTTCTATCCAATGGACTGACAGCATCACTGGTCAAAGTGTCGCGAGTGGCTCGGAGTCTATTAGCTTGGGTGATATATACCTGCTTACTCCTGATGTTGGCGACAGTTATGCGGAAGGATTGGACTGGTCGTCGCCAATTGAGCTGTTCCCGGGGCGTCCGTCGACGATAAGCGACCAATCTGCGTGGCCGGTGCTTAGATACTCAAACAAGCTTCTAGGCCTTTTTTTCTATCGTGGTAGAGACCGTCGGTTTGCTGGAGTGGCTCTCACCCCGCATGGCCCCCACGGATCGCGTCAGGTTGATGTGGATGTTAGTGGCTTTTCCCCGTTAGAGATGGAGGCGTGGGGCAAGGGCTCCTACAACCCTCTCACCGGCGACGCTATACGCAACGACCCGAACGCCTTCTATTCCTACGTTTGATTCCCTCCAAAGGAGAAGCCGCATGACGCCGGCCTGTGTACCCCTGCGCATTGAAAAAGGGGCGACGTTCCGCGACACGATGCGGATCATGCAACCGAGCCTGGTCTACCGGCCGATCACTCAGATCGCGCCGACTGCTCCCGTCCGGCTGACCATCCCTGGGCACGGATTGCCCGTCACGTGGCTGGCCTGGATAGATGGCGTCCAGGGCATGCCCGAACTGAACCGCGCCCGGCTTCGGCAACTGCCTCACCGGGTCGCGTCCATCGACGACAACACCGTCGAGATCAACCTGCTTTCAGCCGTTGGGCTGGCGCCTGTGGGCGGGCAATTGATCTACCAGCCACCCGTTGACCTGGCTGGCACCGAGGTACGGATGCAGATCCGCGACGCGCCAGGCGGGACTGTGCTGATGACGCTGGCGCTCGGCTCCGGCCTTGAAATCGCTGGCGCCGGAACGATCTCGCGCGAGATATCGGCCTCCGATACCGCGGCGTTGGCATGGGCGTCGGCGGTCTACGACGTGGACGTGACATACCCAGATGGCACGATCCACCGCTACTACAGCGGTCCGATCACTGTGAGCCGTGGGGGAGGGTGCGATGGATGACACCGCGGAGCCCTGGGCGCTGGCGATCGAGGTTGATTGCGAGCCGCTTGTGCTCAGCGAGATGCAGGAATACGCAGTCACCGTGACGCCTCCGGCCGATGTGCTTGTGGTTGTTGCGGGTGACCAAGGGCCTCCCGGGAGGGATGGCATAGACGGTGCCCAATGGGGCGCGACTGATTGGTGATGAAATGGCCCAAATTCGATTTTTCAAAGTGGCGACCCTGCCGGGTACGCTGGAACCCGATTCGTTCTACTTCGTCGAGAACGGCAGCTACTCGGAGTCTTACCTGACGAACAGCGCGGGAGTCGCGCGCTCGATCGGCAACAGCGCGATGATCAACGCGCTGATCAACGAGGCGCTGTCCAGCCTACCCGGAACCGGCGCGCCGATCCTGTTCGTTGCGGATATCGCCGCGCGCGACGCTCTGGAGCCGGAGTCGGCGATATTCGTTCTGGTTCAAGACGCTTCCGCCGACCCGACAGTCGAATCCGGCGCTGCGTTGTACGCATGGAACCCTGCGACCAGCGCCTGGCTGAAGGTGGCCGAGTATGAGTCGATGGACGTCGAGCTCAACTGGGACGCGATCAATGGGCGGCCGACCTCGACGCCGGCGCAGATCGACACTGCCGTTTCCCAGGCGCACACGCACGCGAACAAGTCGACGCTGGACAAGTTCGGTGAGGCTTCTGGCCTGGTGCGCTTCAACGGCCAGCCGATCCCGGCCGAGTGGAATGGGACGGCCTGGTAATGGCTGTGCTCAAGACCCACAAGGTCGTCGCGCAACTGCCTGCCGCGCTGGAGCCGAACGCGATCTACTTCGTCCGGCGGAGCACCGGATACGACCAGTTCGTCACCAACGGCGCCGGGGTGGTGGTGGCCTATCCGATGAACGTCCGCATCCCAGCGGCTGTTCCTGGGTATCTCGCCGACGGCTCTATGTTGCGGCTCGCCATGAACCCAGACGGCCAATTGCCGGCGTACACCGCCGCCGGCGCTCAACTCAACATCCAGGTGCTGTTCAATGGCTGATATACGCCCGACGAAACTCCAGGCCGACGGCAACGGCTACGGCAGCCTCCGCGAGTTCTCCGATGGCGACACGGTGCCGGTAGCACTCGGCGGAACAGGAGCTGCAACCGCCGCTGGTGCGCGCACGTCCCTTGGGCTTGGGAGTGCTGCAGTTAGAGCTGCCCTGGGTTCAACTGGGGCTTTGTACTCGCGAGACAGCATTCTCGGCGCCGTTTCGCAGTCGAGCGGAATACCGACAGGGGCGGTGATTCAACGTGGTAGCAACGCAAACGGCGAATTCGTTCGGTTTGCAGATGGAACTCAGATTTGCATACGCCAAATCACGGGGTCTGGTAGCAACTACCAAGCAGGGCCCAACACAGTGCAGTTGGCGGCTGAGTTTATCGGAGGATCCTCATATAGCCTCATCGTCAACTGGATACCGTTCAGCGGCTGGCCATCGGCTGCGGCGGGGGTTAGGGGCGGCTACATGGGTGGGGACCAAGTTACTTTCTACTTGAATGAAGACCTTGGCACCAACGGGTTGAGCATTATGGTTGTGGGGAGGTGGTTCTGATGATCATCAAGTTGTCACCGTTTGCTCCGCTGCCGCGACGCGACGAGCGCCTGTCACTGAGCAGGGCTGGCGATGTACTCACCGTGAACGGCCAGGCGTTCGACTTCACTCCGCTCCCGGAGGGCGGCGAGTTGCCGGCCGAGGCTATCGGGTCGGAGTGGTTCGCTGGTCCCGTACTGCGACGTGCCGGCCGGTTGGAGCTGATCCTGCGGTTCCCGCTTGCCGCCGATGCCAGTGCCGCCGCTCGCTTCCCTGAACCGCTGATGATCGAGGCCGATGGCCCAGTGGAGTTACCGCGATGATCGACTGGAGCCAGGTAAAGACCACTGAACAGCAGGCGCAAGATCGCAGGCAGGCTGAGTACGATGCCGCAACCGCGGCGCGGGCAAATGCCTACCGCCTGGAGAGTGACCCGCTCAAGACCGAGGCCGAGTTCGACGCTATCAAGGCCGGCGTGGAACCGGACTACAGCGCCTGGATCGCCAAGGTCGAGGAGATCAAGGCCAGGTATCCGCTGCCGGATGCGGGTTAG